ATAGTCAGGATAATCATAATGAGGACTTAGGCGAACTTTCTTGCCGCTGTCAAAACCGTCTTCGACGTATGTCCAACCACCGGATGCTCTATAATAAAGACCCTGTGCATAGTTATAATCGTTGTCGCTGGTTATTACAAAAGCGTAACTTCCGACAGAACCAAATAGGCTGCTAGGATAACCGCCGTCGGCATCAAAGTCACTATTAAAATTGTTGTTATCAATAATTAGTGGAGTTTTTACGGTGAACTTTCTAGAAGTTGCATTCCATTCTTCGATACCAAATTTTGTATCGCCTGTATTAACCCAGTATGTACCGTTAACAGGTGTTCCGCCAGGAACTGAAGCAGAAGGAATTAATTCTGCGGTATTTACATCTGCACGAACAATATATGCTTTAGAGCTTACACCTAGTGCGCTGTATGCGGCTTGTAGGCCATATTCGTTTAACTCGCCTGCGTGTACGGGATTGCCTTCTGCATCTGTTTCAAAATATGGTGTACCAAATGTATCGGCTAAATCGCGTTGGCTGGTAATTACCCAAACCTTACCTGCGTTGGCTGCTGTTGTACCTTGTGCTGTTCCTGTTCCTGAGCCATTCATTTTGTCTTGCTCAGTTGCTACAAAAATCATTGGAACGGTGCCGGCGCCTGCGGGGGTATAGAAACTTTCATCTATAACTGATACGCTTACGCCTGGTGATTGTAATGTTGCCATCTTCAAACTCCTTAGTGGATTTACTTTGTTGTATTTAGTCATCCATGGTAAAAAAGCGTGGTTAAATACAAGAAGAAAAGGGCACAAAAAGGGCGGCCAGATGAGAAAATTATGTAAAAAGTGTCAAAAAAGACCTGTTGCTGTTAACTATTATAAGGAAGGTAGGCCCTACTACAGATCAGTATGCGATCATTGTTCTAGAAATAGAACAGACGGGAATCCTCTCTGGGCATTGAAAGGATATGTAAAAAAATCAGTGTGCGACAAGTGCGGGTTTAAATCTGCACACTCGGATGTATTTGATGTATTTCACATCGACGGCAATTTAACAAATTGTAGATACACAAATCTTAAAACAATATGTGCCAATTGTCAACGTACCTTACAGAAGGAAGGCGTTAAATGGAAACAGGGAGACCTGCGTCCAGATTTTTAAATTAAGTCTAATGCAACTTGCACTTCTGTAGATAATGTATTAGGAATTAGATTTCTAATTTGTGCAAATAGTTCATCAATACTAGCATCGTTACTTACGATATGATCAATGTTGCCACCGACCCATGCTGTTTCGCTAGCGTGGATTCCTAACTTTTCTAACTTGAGTCTACTTAGGCTCCATGTAGAATTTCCTTCAGGGCCTTTGTTTGCACTAACTGCGGCATCATACCATTCAGGATCATCTCCACGTTTTACACGAACAACAATGCCTCCTGCATTATGAATCGCTTTAATCTCATTTGGAAAACGAACATCTGAAATAACAATATTGTCTTTGGTTTTACGGATTCTATTTTCTAAACTGGCAATCCATATGTCATCGTGGAATCCATGACGGCAAACTTCTGTACCCCAGTATTGCAGAATCCAACGTGGCGTCAAGTGTGGCATATCCAGGCGTTCTGCCCACCAAGCATCCACTTGCTCGCGCCATTCACGGGCTTCTTTAGTACGCCCTTCCAGTAGAACGCGGTCCCAACCAAATACAGCTGAAACCGCGTCTTTTAATGTGTTAGCAAATGAGTCTCGTCGGAATCCGTGAAAGTTAACCAAATAATCTGCGGCAGTATCTTTGCCTGAACCAATAAATCCAACGAAACCTATAATCATAGCATCTCCTAACGTGATACTATAATTTATTACATTTAGATTACCCTGTCAAATATTTTTTAGCCAATTACAAAAGTTAGTGGGCTTCCACCGTCTTTGTAGTTTACAAGATCTAATTCTAGTGTTTCGATCTCAGCTTTGCCTTCACCTTTAAGGGCTTGGCCGTTTAGTGTTGTGCTTCCCTGTGGACTAGTAATAGTTCCAAATTTTTCACGAGCTTCACCTAACATAATCTTGCAGGTAGCTAGACTATAGTCACGCAACCACTGGCTTGCTTGAGGGTCTTGAAGCAGGTTGAAGTCGGGACGATAGTTATACATCCATAATAAAAGTTCTTCTTCTGCTCTAGGACGTTGCATAATTGTTAATAGTTTAGTGGTTCTATTGAATGTGAAATTAATATCACTACCAAACATTTTACCTACTTGCTTTTGATAACTTGCAAAAGAATAGTAAGTTGCTAAACCGCCCATGTTAGAACTTGCTAACAAATAAGTATTGGAATAGGCTAAGTTGAACGGTTCAAATAAAGTTCCGCCTTCGCCTCCACCACTACGTGATCCGATACTGCGACGGAATAGCTGACGAACATCCATAACTTCTTTAGGAAGAATGTATTCGTTTACATCAACTTGCAGGGTTAAAAACCCGTAGCTTTCTTCAACGCTGTTAGAACTGCGTTGTCTAAATTTGTTTAGGGCACGATCTATAGCGGTATTGTAATGCTTAGGATCTAGCTCAACGTCAACAAGACCGTCGCCGAGCATGTTCTGTATATATTCTATAACTGGTTGGCGTTCTAATTCGTTATCGGTCATAATTGATATTTATTATAAATAGTTGTAGTTCACGGGACGGCAATCCCTAACTACTCTAACGCTACAAGGAGCATCAGCAATGTATTTAGTTAACAAATACACTCGAGTGTATTATCAAATTATCAATAGGGGTATCCAACGACAATTGACAAATGGTTACTCTGAAAAACATCATATTATTCCAAGATCATTAGGTGGATCAAATTTAAAAACAAACCTAGTTCGGTTGACAGCAAGAGAACACTTTATCTGCCATTGGTTATTAACTAAGATGCTTGATGGTAATAATTTAATAAAAATGAAACAAGCATTTTGGAGAATGCTTGTTAAAGGGTCACCAAAACAAGAACGATATATTCCTAATTCGCGTACATACGAATCATTAAGATTATGTTACGGCTCGTTAAGAAAAGGTGTAATAACATCAAACGAAACAAAGAAAAAGATCTCCAGAGCAAATACAGGAAAAATACCATGGAATAAGGGAATTCCTAGAACTAACGAAGAACGTCAATTAATATCTGAAAAAAGGAAAAAAGCTGCTTCAATAGTAGGAACATGGAATCAAGGAAAACGGCATTCAGAAGAAACTCTTAAAAAAATTAAAGATCGAGCAAAAACTCGCGTTAAAAATAAATGTCCGCATTGTGAAAAAGAAGTTACCGGAGGGAATTATATACGATGGCACGGAGATAATTGTAAGTCTATAGTTCAATAAATACAAGACCATGCCACGCTTATCACTCTATAAACCAGAAAAAGGCCCAGATTTTAGATTTCTGGATCGCATTATCAACGAACAATTCCAGGTTGGAGGTACAGATATTTTTGTACACAAATACCTAGGTCCTGTTGATCCTGCCGCAGGAGAGTCTACTCCAACTACTCCTAATAATAGCACAGCCCCTATACCAGAATTAGGTATACAAGATGTGTTGTTCATGGAAAACCGTGATAGAAACTACGAACCCGATGTATATGTGCTTCGTGGTATCTATACCATGCAGGACTTAGATTTTAATTTAAGCCAGTTTGGCTTATTTTTAAGCAACGACAATATAATGATGCACTTTCATTTGCGTGGATGTGTAGACACATTAACCCGTAAAATCATGCCCGGAGATGTTTTAGAACTACCACACTTAAAAGACGAGTATGCATTGGATGATAGCCTAGTTGCATTGAAAAGATTCTATGTAGTTACAGATGTTAGCCGTCCTACAAATGGGTTTAGTCAAACTTGGTATCCCCATTTACTTCGTGCTAAATGTCAACCTCTTGTTGATAGTCAAGAATTTAGTCAGATTCTTAATCAAGATAGCGGTGCAGGAGACGGTAGCACCCTAAGAGATTTGTTGAGCACATACAATAAGAGCATTGAAATTAATAATCAAATCGTTGAACAAGCAAATCAAGATGCGCCACTGAGTGGTTACGACAAAAATAGTTTCTTTGTTATTCCTACAGATGCTAACGGATTAATTGATTATGAATCTGCGTCAGATACTATTGACGATGCAAGTTCTGATAAACTAGATGCCAGTATTATATTACAAACTCCTAAGGGAAATGTTTACGTATCTTCAAACAACGGAAACGGCGTTCCACCTAACGGTGCAATATTTGGATCAGGAATAGTATTTCCTACTGATCCACAAGTTGGTCAATTTTATCTAAGATCAGATTACTTACCTAATGCACTTTTTAGATACGATGGCAAACGTTGGAACTTATATGAACAGGGTGTGCGTATGACCATGAACCAGTTTGGTACTCAAGATGTATCAACTGGAACTTTCGTAGGATCAGCAATTAGAGAAACACAAAAATCAAGTTTTGTTAACAATACAAATACAAGTACCGTTAGTGGTCAGGTTATTGTAGAACGACAAGCACTGAGTAAGGCACTAAAACCAAAGGCGGACAATTAAGATGGATTGGTTCTATGACGGACAAGTACGTAGATACTTGACACAATTTATGCGAGTTATGAGTAATTTTAGTTACAAAGATGGTAACGGAAAAATTATTCAAGTTCCAGTAATGTACGGAGACCCTAGTCGTCAAGCCTCTGCGTTATTAAAGAAAAATAGTGAAAACACATTACCGAGTGCTCCATTTATTGCATGTTATATCAAAGGTTTAGATTACGAACAATCTAGATTACAAGAACCAACATTTGTAAGTAAGGTACAGATTAGAGAAAGAGAATTTGACGAAGTAACAGGAGAGTACCTGAATACACAAGGGCTAGGTTATACGGTTGAACGTATTATGCCTGCACCATATAAACTAACATTCAGTACAGATATATGGACAACTAACACTGATCAAAAGTTGCAAATTATCGAACAACTTGCATATTTTTTCAATCCTGCAATGGAATTACAGACCACGGACAATTATGTAGACTGGACCAGTCTAACGGTTTTATACCTAAAACAAACTAATTGGACCAGCCGACAGGTGCCACAAGGTGCTAATCAAGATATAGATATTTGTACACTTACATTTGAAACACCAATTTGGATCACACCACCTGCTAAAGTTAAACGTATGGGTGTTATTACAAAAATTATTGCCAATGTGTTTAGTAACGAACCTGGTACTATTGCATCTGAGTACGATAGCATTGAAGCAGTTTACAATGGGCTAGGAAATCAAGTTGCTAAAACGGTTATTTCTCCTGGAAACTTTGAATTACTGGTACTAGACAATGTTGCTAGCATTGTTAAAAACGAAATAGACACAGATTCGACATTAGATTCTATGCCTGATCATACGGTATCATGGAGAAAATTATTAGATTTATATCCCGGACAATTTAGAGCAAACTTAACACAATTAAGATTAATGAAGCCCGACGGAAATGAAGTTGTTGCTTTTGTAAGTTTAGATCCATTCGACGAACGTAGAATGCTTTTAAATATAGACACAGATACTATTCCTACAAATACCGTAATATCAGGTAGGGGTACGGTAGATGCTATCGTTAATCCAGAAACATTTAATCCTAACGATCCAACAGCAGGCACTAGATATCTAATATTAGAAAATATATCTGCAGATTCTACAAATGGGCCGTCTGCTTGGTTAAACGGTGACCATAGTAGTTTTTCAGCAAACGCCAATGATATTATAGAATGGAACGGAAGTGCGTGGTCTATTGTTTTCAATTCTCAGGCAGCAACATCGATTACCTATATAACTAACATTTATACAGGCATTCAATACAAGTGGGACGGTGAGTCCTGGAGTAAGAGTTTTGAAGGCATCTACGACAAGGACGCATGGAGAATAGTACTTTAAATTCGCAACAAATCATCGCAAGCGGTGGTTTATTTCTAGCAAAAAATACAAAGCGTTTTTTGTTTCTACTACGCACACAAGGTCGTACTGCGGGTACTTGGG